ACTCCAAGCTTTAAGTTTCAAGGAGACGACATAAGCTTTGATACTCTTGTTGACCACCTCAATCTAAAGTTTCAGTGGAAGTTTAATATACCATCGCTACGTAGAAGGGTGGAAGGACTAAGTGGTGGACACTTTGTAATAGTGGGAGCAAGACCTAACACCGGAAAGACATCCTTCCATTCTAGTATCATAGCATCTGAGGGTGGCTTTATAGATCAAGGGGCAAAGTGTGTGGTGCTGTGTAATGAAGAGGCATATAAGCGTGTAGGGTTACGTTACCTCTATTGCAAATCTAATATGTCTAGCGATCAAGTCCTAGAGAACAGGAAGAAAGCATTGGAGAGATACGATCCTATAAGAGGGTTACTCTCTATAAAGGATGCCACTGACAAAAACATGGATTACGTTGAACAGCTAGCCAAAAGTGTGAAGCCGGACATAATTATTCTTGATATGGGTGACAAGTTTGCAACAGCCGGATCAGAAAGATCAGATATATACCTCAAAGAGGCGGCAATTCATGCAAGAAACATTGCCAAGAAGTATAATTGCGTTATAATATGGATGTCCCAACTATCAGCAGAGGCTGAAGGTAAGATAAATGTTAACCAATCCATGCTTGAGGGTAGCAAAACAGGCAAGGCAGCAGAGGCAGATTTAATGTTATTAATTAGTAAGAACCCTGACATTGAAGGACAGGACAGCAACGATCCTCAGCGACACATTCGATTGGCTAAGAATAAACTAACAGGTTGGCATGGCACAGTTCATGTTGAACTAGACGTAGAAACAGGAAGGTACTCAGCATGAAGATAATACTTGATGTAGAAAACACCACCACTAAACGTGATGGCAAGTTACACCTAGACCCTTTTGAACCTGCCAATTCTTTGACACTTGTGGGTATCATGGATCATATAAGAGAGGAAGAGAAGACAGTATTTGTATTTGATCACAAAGAAAAAACTATTGAAGACGATGATGCACAACAAAGACTACAAAAAGTTCTTGATAAGACCACTCTGATTGTTGGTCACAACTTACAGTATGACTTGCAGTGGCTTTGGGCATGTGGTTTTAAGTATGATCGTGATATATTTGATACCATGCTTGGAGATTACATACTACAGCGTGGACAAAAAGGCTCTGTAAGCTTAGAAAACTGTGCATTACGCTACGATTTAGACATGAAGAAGTCTGATACACTCAAGGATTACTTTAGAAGAGGCTTTCAGACAGACGAGATTCCTCTAGAGGAGTTATCAGAGTATCTAGAACAAGACCTAAGGGTTACTAGATCTCTGTATTGGCGACTAATGGATGAGTACAACAAGCCTGAGTCTCAATCATTGGTTAGTGTGAGGGATACTACTAACAAAGTGTGCAAAACGCTGACTAGAATGTATATGAATGGTTTCAATATAGACCAACAAGCTTTACAAGAGGTGCGAAAGCAGTTTGAGGATGAGTTGTTGGAGATAGAAACTAGATTAGGGACACAAGTTAAACATTTAATGGGTGATACTCCTATAAATCTCAACTCTCCGGAGCAAGTTAGTCAAGTAATATATTCTAGAATACTACACGATAAGAAAAAGTGGGCGATTGCATTTGACTATGTTGATGAAAAAGAAGATTTTAAACAGGCTGTCAAGGATAATAGCTCTATGATGGTTAAAACAAAGGCTAGTGTGTGTCAAACATGCAAGGGTAAGGGCAAAATCTACAAGACAAAGAAAGATGGAACACCTTTTGCCAAGCCAAGTCGATGCACAGATTGCGATACTAGAGGGTACAAGCTAACTAAGTTAAAGCAAATGGCAGGTCTAGGATTTTTTCCACCATCAAAGGCATGGGTCAGTGCTAATGGTTTCTCTACGAGTAAAAGTAACTTGGAGCATCTCATAAATATAGCTAAATCAAAAGGGATGACAGATGCAGAAAGCTTTCTAACCGATCTAAAAAGACAAAGTGCTGTGTCTAGTTATCTATCTGCTTTTGTTGAGGGTATACAACACTATACAAAAGAGGATGGCATGTTACACGTTAGTTTAACCCAACATGTTACAGCCACAGGACGCTTTAGTGGACGTAATCCTAACATGCAGAACATGCCTAGAGGTGGTACGTTTCCTGTGAAGAGGGTGTTTATCTCTCGTTGGAATGATAATTCATTTGGCATGAAAGGTAAAATACTAGAGGCAGACTTTGCTCAACTAGAATTTAGGGTTGCTGCACTTTTATCTCAAGACAAAGTTGCAATGCAAGAAGTGTCAACCGGATTTGATGTTCACTCCTACACGGCTAAGATCATCACTGAGGCAGGTCAACCTACAACTAGGCAAGAAGCTAAGGCACACACCTTTGCCCCACTGTACGGAGCTACAGGGTATGGTAGAACAAAAGCTGAAGCTGAATACTACACACACTTTATGGATAAATACAAAGGCATAGCTAAATGGCACAAGAAGTTAGGTGATGAAGCTATCAACCTTGGTAGAGTAAAGATACCATCAGGTAGGCAGTACGCTTTTCCTGATGTAGAGAGAAGGGCAAGTGGAACTCCAACACACTTCACCATGATTAAGAACTATCCTGTTCAAGGCTTTGCTACAGCAGACATAGTTCCTATTGTACTGTTGGAGATTGAAGATAGATTAAGTGGTTACAAGAGTATGTTAGTAAATAGTGTGCATGACTCTGTGGTATTGGACGTTCACCCTTCAGAGGAAGAGGACGTATTAGATATCATAGATAGTGTAAACAAAAGTTTAAAAAGTATAGTAGAGTCCTACTATGACATTGACGTTAATGTTCCGTTATTACTAGAGTCAAAGATAGGTGATAATTGGCTTGACGTTAAAGATGTAGTCTGATAAAATTCCATTTCTAAATAGGAGAAAAAACACATGGAAAACGCATTAGAAATAATAGGTAAATCACCCACTGACTTAGCAGAGTTGATGGGTATGTCTAACGCACCTGCTAAAAGCACATCAGCTTTGGCAGAAGTAAAGTTAGTTCATCAAAATGTGATGGGTACAAAGGAAGTTGATGGTGAAACTATGGAAGTAGCTATAGTTAAGTCCGGAGCTTTTTCTGTAACCTTCCCTGATGATACAATATATTACAGTGATAAGGTGACAATTCGTCCCTTTATGCAACGGTTTCAATTCCAACGCTACGACAAGCACTACCAAAAGCCTGATGGTAGCGAGGGTAGAATGTTGCGAACTGTAATGGCAACGTCTTTGAATGGCGATCTGAAGGACAACTACGGTGGTTTCAACTGTGGTAGACCATCAGGCTACGTAAAGGACTTCAACTCGTTGCCACAAGAGACACAAGAGCTAATGAGGGCAACGGATAGGTTTAAAGTCCTCTTTGGCTTGTGTACGCTTGACAAAGCAAAGGATGTCAATGGTAAACCTGTAACTGTTAAAGAGTTCCCTTTCCTTATGAGGATCAAGAACAGAGATAGCTTTAAAGCTATGACGGATATGTTCAGTCAGATCCAAAGGAAAAACAGACTTCCTATTCAACATCTGTTACATCTTGGCACAGAAGTAAAGAGTATACCTAGTGGTGCGACTTATGCTGTGTTGAAACCATCTCTAGGTAAAGTAGTAGAGATCACCACTGATGACCAAGAAGTGTTGAATAACTTTGTTGAGTGGGTTGAGTCTATGAACTCAATAACAATTAGCAAGTGGGAAGAGCATCGTAGACCTGATGAGTTGTCCGATCAGGAAGATGATATTGCCTCAAGCATAGTTGAGATTGAGGAGTAGACATGAACCATCCTGCAGAAGTGGCGATTCATTCTTTCTTACAAAACGTCATGCTAGGTAAGACTAGTATGGATAAGGATATTCTTGACCTCATATCTAAGGATGTAAGAGACGCTTTGGGTCGTCAATTCTCAGGGGAGAAGAGGACGTTTAAACTTCGTATGTCTAACATTGGACGTAAGAAGTGTCAGCTTTGGTTTGAAAAGAACCATCCTGACGAAAAGATATCTGACTCTCCCTTTTTTCTTATCAACATGATTCTTGGTGATGTTATAGAGGCTGTGTTTAAAGGCTTACTAAGGGCGGCAGACGTTAAGTTTGATGACAGTGAGCAAGTCTCTTTACCAATAAAGGGGGGACATGTTGATGGGACTTATGACCTCGTGTTAAATGGAAAGGTTGATGACGTTAAATCAGCCTCTCCTTGGGCATACGAAAATAAGTTCACAGACTTTGAAACGCTACAGGGCAAAGACAGCTTTGGGTATGTGTCACAACTCGTTGGCTACGCAAAAGCGAAAGGTGTTCCTGTTGGTGGATGGTGGGTAGTAAATAAAGCTAATGGAAACTTCAAATACATCAGTGCTAGTGGTGTAGATGTTGAAGAAGAAATGAGTAAGATACAAGACACTATTGACTACATAAACAATGACGAGCCATTTGAGAGATGCTATGAGCCTGTAGCTGAGACTTATTATGGCAAGCCTAGTGGTAACATGAAATTAGGTGTTGAGTGTAGCTTCTGTTCATACAGAGAGAAGTGTTGGGACAATCTTCAAGTTCTTCCTTCAAAGGTTTCTAAGTCTGCTACACCACCGTTAGTAAACTATGTGAAGTTAGCTGATGCCCAAGATACAATTTAGGAGCAAGTTTGAGGAGAGCGTAGCGAAAGAGTTGCGTCTCCTCAAGCAAAGGATTCGATATGAAAAGATGTCTATCAGATACGCAGTACAAATGTTTAGACTCTATAAGCCTGACTTTGTTCTTAACAATGGTATTATTATTGAGGCGAAAGGGTGGTTTAAAGCCAAAGACAGAGTAAAGCACCTGCTAATACAAGAACAGTATCCGGAGCTAGATATACGCTTCCTGTTTCAAAATGCGTACAATGTAATTAACAAAGGGTCAAAGACTAGATACTGTGATTGGTGTGACAAATATGGATTTAAATGGACAGACAAGGAGATACCTAAAAAATGGTTGACAGAGAAGAAGAAAAGAATACAACTAGGGACACTGAGCAAGTGGAAGTAGATAGAGTAAATAGTCCTCCTCACTATAATAACGGTGGTATGGAGTGTATTGACTATATTCAACAACAATTAGGTGAACATTTTTCTTCCTATTGTCAGGGTAATGTTATAAAATATCTTCACAGATGGAGATACAAAAACGGTGTTGAGGATCTAAGAAAAGCAGAGTGGTACTTAAAAGCCATGATTAGGGACATAGAGAACAGG